CAACCAGTTCCATTGGTCCCATGAGCGGGTCTTTGCTGAAAGGCAGTTTGTCATCCTGCGCCTGATATTCTCGCGTCTGGTTGGGCTTGAGCGGCTGCATGGAGTCTTTGGGAATTTCTTGCTTGCCAGCCAGGATCTTTGATAATTCTTCACGAGTGGGGATGTTCTTGTAAGTTTCGTCATCCCGCATGTCATCCAAATCGTAAGCGGTAATCTGGATGCGCTTGGCAATCCACCTTCCAGAATTGGGATTCTGATTTGGACAGGATGGGTCAAAGATGATGTTTCGCAGATTGCCATTTTCATAAGTCGGCTTCTGGATGGTTCTTGCCGGAAGTTCCCCGTTACGCGAAACCTTCCCATCATCGCTCTTGATGTACTTACGCTGTTCGATTTCATCAATCTCCCAGCCATCGAAACCACAGCCAAAACCATAGCTCAAAATAGATTTAAGGGTAAGGCGCGTGCCTTCTTTGAAGTCCGAGACTTTTACAGCCCAGCGCAAAAGATTCTGATTGGCTTCCGCTGCCGCCGAAGAGGTATTTCCTTTCTTTGTGACCTGATAGGGGTCTTTGCCGCTGCCCCAGAGCGATAGATAAATCACCGGCATCAGCTTTTCTATGGCTTCAAGGCAGACGGGCACGGAAAGAGCGGAGCGGGCCTTGTCACTGTTTGGCCACGGGCGCACCCGGACGTAACCCCGGATGAGGTCATCGGCAGTTTCCATTCGCGTTACGAAATTTTTGGCCTGCTCAAAAGAAATGCCTGCGTCGATATCCCCAAGCACAATCCCAAGGGCTGTTGCGTCATCCCACGGATCAACGAACTGGGTCTGTTCCGCCGTTACTGGCTGTTGTGCCTGCTGCGGTGAAATTGCTTGTTCGAGGGTTTCTAGTCCAGCCATGTCAGCACGCGAAATCTCCGCCCATTGTCTGCTGGTCGGTTACCGTCTCTTCAAACTGCTTCTGAATCGGAAGCATCTGTTCTTGTCCGAGAATCCTAATCATGTCTTTCTGCCGGGTTAGCACGCCCTTTTCGTCTACATCCAGAACATCATGCGGGCCTGCGAAAATATTCTTCGGCGCAATGTTCAGGTAACGCACGGCGTAGACGTTGCACATCAAGGCCATCGTGTCGGGATAATCGTCGTGGGTGTGTTTCATGTTGGGCTGAAACTGCACGCTCTGCTTTACGAGTTTTGCCCAGTAAGAAAGCCCCACGAAGAACTTCAGGCGGCCCCCTTTGACGTGCCCGGCATAGGCTTTTACCCGCGTGGGCTTCGCGCCCTTGCGGTTATCCACCTTGATGTAATCGAGAGGAAGATTCAGTCCCAAATCCCTGACCGCCATGCGCAGATATTCCACGAAGTATTTCGCGGAAGCCGTCTCCTCGATGAGAATCTTTGCTGGCCGTACTTTCAAAGCGTATTGGATGACTACCGCACCGAGTTGGGGAATGCTCCACTGGCCACCATCTCCGCCAACCGCGTAGATGACGCCTTGCGCGTCCGTTTTCCCTTCGATAATTACGGAGTCATCCGGCTCGGTATCGCCCTCGGCGGCCAAGTCAATGAACAGGATGGAGGAACTTAGCGGGGGAGCCTGATGCGCAAGAATCGTGGCCTTGTTCATATCCTCTTCGGTGAGGATTTGCTGGCTCTCCAGCATCGGCTTGTTGAGATACTGGCTGGCATAGACTCCGGGGCTGTCGCGCTTTACCTGCCATAGAATTTCTGGAGTGAATCCGTGGGGGTTTCCGTCCTTGCCGATGTATTGCGGCATACGGGGAATTCCGGCAGGTTCGTTGTCATCTTTCCATGCCGTTGTAATGCTGACGCGCCAATCCGCATGAGCTGGTCCGGTGACTCGCTTGGTTCGTTCCACAATCACATCGTACAAATCGCCGAAGGCGTAACGGGTGCCGGAGACAAACCGGGGGCATCCGGGGTCGATGAGCGGGAAACACATATCGAAATCGTCGCGCACTTTATTGAGCATCGCCCGTGAACGGTAGTTCTGGTCATTCACCAAGTCATCGAAGATTCCGAGCTTGAAGTGCTGCCCGGTCTTGATGGTCTTGGGGCTGGCCACCGTAACGGTAGCTTGAGGAATCTGTAACCGCTGCCGTGCCGGGGTCACGAAGGAATTTCTGGTCAACTGCAAATCCTGCTTGGTGGGTTTGGGATTCCCGCGTTTCGGCTTGTGGCAAAACTCCGGGAAGATTTCCAGAAACCTGCTGCCTTGCGCCATGCCCATAAAGTGCGAGGCAATTTCCTTCAGCCGTTCCTGGGTGTTCTTGATGTTGCCCTGCATGATGAGAATCGGGATGTCCGGGAAAACCAGGATCGCCTGAATAACGATAACCACCATGACGGCGGTAGTCTTGAAATGCCCGCGAGCCCAGAGAATCAGTACGTCACGTTGTTCAAACTGCCACGGCTGGCCTTCGATAAATGGAGGATACTGGTCGAATAATTCCTGATGCGTTTCGGGGCGGAAGTCGTAGCCAAGAATTTCATTGGCTAGGTACATCCGGTCAATCTTGGCGCGTTCCCGTTCGGCTGCGTATTTCTCGGGAGCGCGTACAATCGGATTGGTCAAAGTTCGGTGATCTCCGGCCAGCTTCCGCGTTCCGTGCGGTCCAGGCGGCTGATGTCGGCGTCATTGTTCTGTATCATGCCGCGCCGGACCAGCTTCGCTACCTGCGGGCCATCGGTGAATTCCTTGATGTCCGCCTGGTGGCCTTGTGTGGAGTTCAGCTCCGTGCAATCGTTATCATTCATGCCTTCGCAGCACATGCCTTCCTGCTGCGTATTCCGAAGATTGGAAACGGTCGGCAGGATGTAGCTGTCACGGTCGTTGATGGTTTCTATTTTTGGCATTTCTATTGTCCTGTGATTTTGGTTGGGATTTCATGCGCCGTGAGGCTGTGACGGTTTATGTCATCCATTGTTCCGTCACTGTCGCCGGCATTCATGTGATTTTTGAGAGTCCCTTCGTGGGGTTGTTTCTTCTTTCCCTTGGCGACAACGTGCGTGCCGGGGATATTGCTGCTGGGAGTAAAGATTTTTGCTTTGCCTGTTGCCATGATTTTCTCCTTATCTTTCTGTGTATTGGACGTTGACGTTGTACCCTGAAGCGTTGACCGATGCGGTGATAGTCCATGCTTTGTTAGGCAAGGTCTGTTGCAGAGCCGGATCGAAATTAAAAGCAAGAGGACCTCCGGGGACTGCAGCGGCATTCGGATAGTTCAGCACAAGTGTGGTGATATTATTGCCATCGGAGATGGTAAGCGTTCCAGCCGCTCCATTGATGGTGCTGATGCTAAGTCCAACAATGTCCCTATAGGTGGAGGCGTTGCCCGAAGCTGCGAGAATGGTTACAGCTCCCGTTCCCGCCACGGCAACGTTGACTTGCTTTGCGAATACTCCTGGCGTGGGCATTATTTCTTCCCCATTGCCGTCAGGCCTTTTGCCGAAGCAGCCATTCGGCGCACGGCAGGCTTGCTGCTCTTGAGGGCTGAGGTGATTTTAGCTTGCCCTAGCTTCTGACCCGTTGGCACACCGAGGGCGCGGTGCAACGCCCCAGGCCGGACTTTGAAGTTGCCCTTTTTCCCGAGTGATACGGTTTTAGTTTTTGCCATTGATTGCTTCTCCTCGAATCAGAATGCAGTGCCCAGCTAACTGGTTATCCCAATACTTGATTTCCGCATGTTCAATTTCCAGAAACGGCCCCGGCCAGTTTACGTCCTCAATGACATAGAGTCCGCGAGAGTCGAGCAGTGGCGAAAGGATGCGGAAAGTTAAGAGCTGGTCGTCGGTATTGTGACTGCCATCATCCACGATGAAATCGAATTTCCCGCCACCCGCTAACCTTGGCAGGATCGCTTCTAATTCTTCTGAAGAGGACTGGTCGCATCGCCAGGTAATAATTCTGGTGTCGGCCATCGGTAAAAGTTCTATGTCCAGGCCGTGAATTTCAGCGCTGGGAAAATAATCTCTCCACATGCGAAGGCTGGCTCCAGGTTTGTACCCAGCGACGTGGCTCATGGCTTTGACTGTGCCGATACCGATCTCCAAAACCTTGTAAATCTTTTCTCTCCGGTCGCGGAATAGAAGGTCATAGAAAGGCGTGTAGAATCCTGCTTTGTCTGTACCATAATAATGAGCGAGGCGGCAGAGTTCGGTCAGGCCGGTTGTAGTTGAAAGGAGTTCTTGAGTTCCCATAGTTTCTTCATTTGCGAAGGAAAGACGGCGTGCATGGTGACGATTTCCTCGGTGATTTTACTGGCATCGAAAGAAAGACCATCACCGAAAAAGAAATGCGCGGAGAATCCGGGCCGGTGATTCTGCAAGTTGACCGGGAGGATA